GTAGTGATACCTGTAACATCATCATCTACAGGTTCTCCGCTGTCTCCTACTATAAGTGTTTCATTATCTCCCAGTATCTGCTTAATGTCATACGTATACCCAGGCCCTTCACTAGTAGGATGCAAAGTAATAGTTATATTTCCTGTAGTAGTATTTGTAAGAATTAACCCATCTGTTATTTTTACAGTGTAATCAGCAGTAACAAAAGTCACACTTCTCTGCTTATCTATAAAAAGCTGCTGTAAGGCGTTATTAGTATCACTGCCTTTAAGGAGAGACTCTATAGCATTATGGAGGTCTAATAGTTCTTTATATAAAGCATCGTCATCAACTTGAGGTATGTGACCTAAGCTAAGATCAGTATTAGAATCATATGTATTAGTAGGAGTTGCCATATAACCTCCCTATCTACGTCCTGCTATAGTATATCTTACCTGAGCAGTTACTAAACTAAACTCACCTGTGAATACTATAGAGTGGCTCTTAGCTGTAGCTCTGAACTTATACTCTCTTAGCTGGTCAGCTGTAATAGACACTGTACCTTCCACAGGAGCAGCCATTGTTTTACCATCTAAAGATAGCTGAGTAGCTACAGATAGAGTATCCCCGCTAACTGCATTCTCAACTTCTATACCTAGTAAAGTAAAGAGTCGGGTTCTTGTAGCTTGTAACTTACCTAAGATTAAAACACCTGTAGAGACAGTAGCAGCTGAGAAGTCTAATACTTGTACTACTCCAGTAGCTGATAAAAAGGCTATAGATTCTTTGCTGATCTCAGTTTGTGCTCCTATATATTCAAAAGCATCTACATGAGTTGTCTTTAACTTACCCATTCTATTCAAAGAAGTATCAAATATAAGAGCGTGAGTAAAAGAAGTTACCCCATAAGAGATAACAAGGTATCTAGAAGCTACATACTTTATTTTCTTAAGCATAGTAGCACCAGCAGCTAGATCTGTAATTATATAAGCTTTAGTAGCTTCATCCCAATCCTCTAACCTTCTACCGGCTAAAAAATCTGTAACCTCTGGTAATACTGTTTTAGCTATCCTAGAAGTTATAGATTGGAGACCTGCTTTAGAATATACAAACTGCTCTGGGGAGTTAGCTTCATATGCTACTCTATCTAAAGATATACCTCCTTTAGAGTCTTCTATCTCTCTGAACTTAAATGGAAACTGCACGTTACCTGTATAGGTTCCAGCTAGGGTGTTAGCTGCAGTATAAACTAGGAGACCTAATGTATTTGCTACTATGAATAGAATAGCGCCCGCTGTACCTGCTACATTACCACCCCCGGAACCTGTGACCATAGAAGGCACAAAATCAGTAGGGTCTAAAGTGCTACTCCAAGCTATAGCTAAGTCAGTATAAGCAACAAGGTAACCAGAAGAAGCTACTACACCTAAAGTGACAGCTAGGCTTATACCAGTGAGAGTAACAGAATCTAAAGAATCAGTACCTTCATTATAAGTGAAAGCGCCTATAGTAGAATAGAAAATATAAGTTACACCGTTTACTGTACCAGTGGTAACTGACTCACTAGTAAATCCAGGACCTCCAGTAGCAGGGCTAGTAGCAGGTAAAGCTATCCAAGCAGTAGCTCCAGTAAGTAAAGCATATACAGAACCTTCATTATCCCATGCAAGGTCTATTCTACTCTTATCATCTCCAAATATAACCCTAGTATCTACAAAGGATCTACCCACAGGAAGGGAACTAAAAGCAGGTATAACCGATAAGTAACCCACTGAATCATAACCATACTGAGAAGGCATTACATTATGGCAATAAGCTACTCCAGGCCTATTAATCTCAGATGGAGATTTCCCTACTTCAGACCCTATAACAGTTCTAGTCTGTTGCTCAGATAGCATAGGGAAACTAATTCCTTGCAGATCTATGGGGTAAAAACTCTGTGCCATAACTAAGAATCCTAAGGTCTGAGTTTATCAATAAGGTTTTGAGCTCTTTGTTCTATTAACTCTACTACAGGATAAGTACAAAATCCAGTCACCATTAATATACCTCCTATGTTATCTGTATCTGCAGGTAGAAACTCATGTACTACATTACCTACAAAGAAAGCTAGAAAAGTATTAGTGAAAAATATGATTAAACTAAAAGTCCTGCCATGCTTCGCGTTATCATATAAGTATTTAGCAGTAGCTCCTATAGCAGCTAACACCCCATTTATAAAATAGTCTGTAGACCTCATAAACAACTCCAAAAATTTAGATATAAACTCTTCCATATTAAGTTACCTTATAGGTAGGTTTAGGTTCTTATCTGTTTAGGTTCTTAGGTTACTATGGATCTTGCAAATACTGTACCTGAGACTTTTCGTATTGTAACAGCTTGATTAACCCCCATTAAATGAGAGGTAGTTGTATCTACAAAGGTATCTCCACTCAACAGCACATTTATAGTATCTGGGCCAGTACTATAAAGAGTGAACTCAAAGCCATCAGGTAATGCCGACATTTCAGTGAGGGTAAGGTTCTTTGTACTACCGCTAGTATTAGTTATAGTTAAGGAAGTCTTATCTCTGTAACTAGACATAAAGGCACTTATAGAAGCAGTTACATTTAAAGTAGCTATTTGTACTGAGGATCTAACAGATTTAATTTCCTCTATGTTATAGACTAAGGTATCTACAAGAGACAGTTTTAGCATTACATTATTCATAGCAGGAGTAAAAACTCTAGAGGTTGTACCATCAGGGAATGTGAATCCTGCAGGGTCATCTAAATCTATAGTAATGTTCCCTACATTAGACCCAGGAAGGAATAAGAACATATCATTATGCAATAAGTGAGAATCTAGTTTTTGCAGTTGTAAAATACGAGGAGTAGCACCCGAGTTAATAATATTAGATCTATTAAATAACCCTAATCTTTGGTGTGTTTTACCTCCTGCTGTTAAGTCTATTGTATTCTGAGATATAGACACTCGTTCTACAGCCTGATGGTAAATAGGAGAAACAGATTGCAATAACCCGTGGAAAGTCCCTGCTGGATCTACACTAGTTGTACCTTGAGCTATAATATAGTTTTGGCCTTCCCCAGTAGTAATAGTCTCATCAAGTATACCAAAAGCCCCACTAGCTTCATGAAGAGATTCAGCATATACAAAGAACGTATTTCTTATAGCTGATATTTTAAAGCCATGCCCTGTATAATCTTCTGAAGTAACAAAGCCGTGGTTATCATCAGTGAATCTATTATTGACATCCCCCTCTAAATGGAAGTTAGTAACACCTCCAAATGCCCTTGGGCCTCGGAAGTGCCATCCATTAGTATCTGCAGTATCTGCAGTAAAATGTACATTATTAGGGGAGTTTTCATACATACCTGAAGTAATAGATCCTATATTACCATGTACAACTTTAAGCCCAGTAACTGAAGCTCCCTTAGTGTGACAATGGTTAAGAGAAGCAAAGTTACATTTGATTGCAACAGTTCCTATTTGCAGGGAAGTTACACCTCCCGTAACATATAGCCTATTCATCTCAGTATACCAGTGATTAACTTCGAACACTGGATCTACAGCTGCACCTCCTCGTATAAGGAAAGCATCAAAGTCTTCTGACCTTATAGACTGTGCTAACATACCTGTACGAATAGTAGAGTTAGTAAAAAACTGTGCATCTATACGTACTGCTTTAGCTACATTGAATACCGCCTGTAAAGCGACAGCATCATCAGTTGCATTATCTCCTAGCGCCCCTGCATGAAAAGGAGATAACTCCTGTAGAGATATTATAAAACCGTCCCCATTAGCATCAAAGAAACCATTACGATTTGTATATAAAGTAGATGGTGCTCCTGTAGTGCCATCTCTATGATAAGGCGCTCCTCCTACTGGCCCCTTAACACTAGACTCCCAACCTGCAAGATAAGAAGCTGATTCAGCTCTATCAAACCCTGTAAGATCGAGCAAGGTCAGAGCAGCGATAGAATCAGCTTTAACTGTAGCCATAGCAGGATTAGAGGCTCTTACCCAACCTATAGATCCATCTCCTCCAGTAGGTACAATAACTAGCTCATTATCATCCACATGATCTCCAGGTGTACCTCCAGTAAGCTTATGAAAAAATGCTTGCCCTCTATCCCCTGCCGTTGCTTTACCTTGGGCATATAAAGTAATTTCCGTACCTGCATAGTCTCTAATTGCTTGATAGTTAGTTACATAGATATCAGTATCTCTTACATCTACATTAGCAGTTACACCTACATAACCTGTAGCTACTATTTTGTCTCCTGCAGTAGCTGGAACTACTAAAGTAAAATTAGAAGTAGTACCTTCAGCCCAATCTACATCTTGAATTAAAAGCAGTCCATTTTTATGTACCTCTAAAGCACCTGTTTTAACTGAATAAGTAAAAGTAGTTAGAGTAAATAAAGACTGATTAATTGTCGCAGTAAAAGCCTCCTCTATACGTTTAGTATTAGCAGAAAGCTGTAATAGTGTTTTTGGTTCCCATACATCAGCGCTACCTACTGCCATGATAATCTCCTAATAGCCTACATCAGATAAGGCTGATTGTTTAAGTAATGTATATTCTTCTGCTACTAACCTTTCAAAACTAACAGATTGTTCATCATAACCTATAGCTTTAAATACTACTCTGGACGCTTCATAGATTATCGCATAAGGGTTCTGTTCTGCTACCCAAGAGCTATAATCAGCAGTAGTTACTATAGGTAATACATAACAACCTAATAAAGCTTTAGAGAACTCTACAGCAGATCTGATCTCTAAGACTCTACCTGCTACATAAGCTATGTCAGATCTGTTATTCTGATAATCATCTAAGATCTCTTCAGGTGATATGATTTCAAAGAAAGTGCCTTCTTCGTCTGTTTCATCTTCCACTCTACGAAGATACTTAAAAGCTCTGAAGTTAGTAATGAAAGTAATGTAATCAAGAGACTGTCTAAAGTCAGCTGTATCAAATTCAACACCTGTCTCAAATATATCTTTAGAAAAGAAATCTAGCCTATGAGCTTTAAGAGTTGCTGCTTTTACTGCAGCAGTAGTCTCACCCACAAGATCAGGACGATTAGTAATAAGATCTACTTCTGCTATTAATTCTGCTAGTGTCATAAAGAGATTCCTATCTTACACGCTATTTTATGTACAAGCTTACCAAGAGCAGCAGGGCCACTACTCGCAATAAAATTGGTAATAGTAGATAAGATACCAATGGAAAAGGAGGTAGATGACTCAGACAAAAGAGCAGCTTCTTGGCTGCTAACTGTACCTGTGCCGCTAGTTCCTAGATTCTTGTTCATGCCTTTAAGAACTGATATGCTGCCTACACCACTAGTTTGTCTGGTAAGTCCTATCCCTTTAGTTACCGAACTAGTCCCAATAGAAACTGAGCCTAATGTCTTTCCTATACCTTTTATTAAGTTTACTGTACCTACTGCTACAGGAGAGGCTGATATACCTACTAGACTTGTAGCTACAAGAGAGGAGGTGCCTGTAGAGGAAAAGGAAAGAGATAAGGAGGAGAGCAGACCCTTAGCTAAAGAGGGAGTACCTATTGTAGTAGTAACTAAGGCCTTAAACATCCCCTTAGTAAGAGAAGAGGTGCCCGTAGCAATGCTGCTTAGGTTCTTACCTATACCTTTCCCTATACTATTAGTGCCTACAGCGTTGCTGGTTAATGTTCTAGAATAAGTAGTAAGCTTATTAAGAGACGTTGTACCTACCCCCAAAGGAGTGAGAGTTTTAAAAGTAGTACTTCCGGAAGCCGCACCAGCAAAGGTAACTATAATACCTACGCCTCTATTGTTGCTAGTAGCTGTTATAGTAGATGTATAAGCTGTATCATTAGCAGTGATGAGGTCGTCACCGCCACCACAGGAAGCACTGCCTGTAGTAAAATCGAAGCTCTCAGCAAGAGGAGAGGTGGCTGTAAAGGTAGAGCTAGCTCTGGAGATTACAGCCATAAAGGCCATACCTTCATCAGTTACTTCTATGTTATCTCCGGTAGCAAAGGTATAGCCTGTACCAGTAGTAGTTAAAGTACCTACATCATCTACTGAACCTGAGCTACCGTTACCTGACTGATCTACTCCTTCATAACTACCGGCTGCTATCATATACTCAGCGATATCGCCATTATCCATAGTAACATCTATGGTAGTACCAGATGCTGCTGCTATGCCTGCCTCTAAGATACCCCAGATTTCTAGGTAAGTATCTGAGCCGCCGCCTGTAGCACTACCCTTAGCATCGGTAGTCCCATTACCTACTAGGAACATTGTCTCCCCGCCGTAGGTCATGGATGTTACATTACAGGCAGTTGAGTCCTCACAACCTACTGTAACTAATAATAATCTATCAGAGCCAGCTGATACAGTCTTGGTTAAATCTTCGGTGGCTGTCTGGGTAGTCCAAGCATCTAATATAGCTATTCCGGATTCAGCAGCAAAATCCGGAGCAGTATCGCCGTTAGTTCCTACAGTGAATGTATCATAGCTTATTATCGGTGAGGCATTTAAAGTATGTATGCCCACCCAACCAGCGGCAGTGATAGCTGTATCAGTAGTCTCTAAGTCCCATGATCCAGGTTCTACATCACCATCATCCCAGACTTTTGCCTTCAGATCTGAACCATTAACTCTAAATCTTACGAAGAATAGATTGTTACTGCTAAATGATCCGCTAGGTGTGAATGTATCTATTTGAGTAGATACAGCACCATCATACTTCATTATCTCCCAGACTTCAGTACCGCCGTTCCGTCTACAAATATAACCAGTTTCTGTTGTATCTGATCCTGAACCTCTTAATACTACACCACTATTATTTGTATTATTATATAGAGTTGACTCTAATCTTGCTAAGACCTCTACATCATCCCTGTCAGCATCTGAATCAATCTCATCCCATGTCGCTATATACCTAGCATTACTAGATGTATCAGCTTCTAGATACTTACCGCCTGTGTAAGCTCCATCAGCCCTTACAATAGAAGTACCTAATGTAGTATGCCACCTCTCCGTCCAGTCACTAGGTTGTGAACTGGTAGTGTACTCACTAAAGTCTGTTTGATAAGTAGCCATAGTTACCTATAAGGTGCTAACTATTAAGACCAAGTAAGCTGGAAGGTGAATTCAATCTTATCCCCATTAGCTAATACAATACCAGTAAAGTCAGACTTAAGTAACATGTTACCTGCACTAGCTGCATCAAAGATACCGGCATTGGTAATAGTCTGACCAGAAGCACTAGTGATAGTGCCTAAGAACTGATTCACATTAGAGCTAGGTTGAGACTGAGAAGTAGAAACTCGTGCCTCAGCAGCCTCAGTAAAGAGAGTTGTATCACCCTTAGCAGCAGTACCTGCACCAGTACCCCAACCTACTCGGAAGGTAGGGACAGAAGCAGTACCATCTAAGATATCCGCTGTTAAGTCTTCACCTGCATCTGTATAGATATCAGCCATTTTTTATCTCCTCTCTACTGCCATCTTTTCTGATAACAGTCATTTTAGTAATCTTTACAATAGGTGTAGCTTTACTGGTCATTACACCATTACTAGGTTTCTGTTCTTTCTTTTCAAAACAGCGCCCTCGCATAGGTGCACCGTAGATCTTTTTCTCGCCTCTACGCCAAGCTTTAAATATTTCTTTAACATATACTACAGGAGTCATATTTATAGTCCTAGTTTTATTGCTGCTGCTATTATTTGCATTTTCTTAGATATACCTGCTACATACTCTATGAAGTTAGTTACTAGAGAAGAGGTACCTGTACCTGAGGAAGCAAACAGCTTAGAAGTAGTAAGTTTAGTTACCAAAGAAGAAGTACCTACACTTATAGGCGTAAGAGTCTTATAGCTAGTAATGCTTGCAATGAAAGTAGGAGTACAAGAGGCAGTACCAGTAGCTGTAGAAGTAGGTGTCTCATAGCTAGTAGTACCACTCTCTGTTACTTCAAAACTATCTACTATAGTGTTATCAGAGTCTACTACAAATAACCACAAACCACCTGAAAGATTTAAATCACCTTCCCTGACTGTACCTGAAATAGAAGTACCTGACCAAGAAGAGTATTCACATATAGCTCTCTTAGTACAATCGTTATATACAGAGTTATCTCCTATCTCTATCCTAGCTGCAGCATTAGCTCCACGAGCAAAGTAGATATCATCATATAAAGGCTCAATATCATCTGCATAAGAATAAGTGTCTGAATCTCTTTCTCTCATCCACCCTGGCAGGTTAACTCTAGTCCAGCCATAAGGAGCTGTACCACTAGAGAATAAAGGATCAGTTCCTGATACTGTGTATGTAGTACCTGAAGGGCACATACCTTCAAAGTAATAGTCTCCAAGATCTGTCTCTGGTACGTCTCCTGCTCTAAGCCAAGTGGACATCCTAACCCACTCACCTTGCACAAACCAGTTATTAGTGTTATGAGGTAAACCTTCTTTTATAAGCCCTAAGTCATTGCCTCCTATTGACCACTTTAAAGCTACTAGTGTTGGACAACACACATCATCATCTGTACTAATGTCATCCATCAACCAAGATGCTTTCCAAGCTGAGTCACTAGGGTATACATTGTTACCTGTTGTATTACCAGGCATTCTCTTACCTGTAGGTATTTTAACAGCAAAACATACAAAAGCTTCAGTCTCTTGAGTAGGTCCCCACTGGAAAGAAACCGTACTAGCTCTGAAGTCTGTAGCATCTGAAGTCTTAGCTCCCCAACCTCTCATAGAGTAAGTCCCAGATCTAGAATCTGTACGTGACTTAGCAGGCCATAATCCTGACGCACCATCAAAGTTAGTGTTGCTAGTGGTAATAACCTCGTCGTTAGAGGTTATAGCTGCGAAACTCTCAAAGTATGTATCAGCGCAACCAGAACCGAAACCTGTACCTGTAACGGTAATGGATTGGCCATCAGCTATGGTTCCTGTTACATCTGTTATAGCCATGCCAGTATATAGCCCTTACCTTACCAGATAGCTACAATGTTAGTAGCGGTTGTGCCAGTAGCCCGAATCTCTTTTACACGTATAGGTAAGACAGTACCTACAGGGAGGCCTACATAGGTAACAATAGCATCACCTCTCGAACCCATAGGTTTAACTGTAAGATTACCTGTACCTCCTATATAAATAGCGCGAGTCACATCTGTTAGATCTACATCATCTGCAGGAGTTATAGCTTCCTGATCTAAGCCAGGAGTTTGTGCTCCTGATTCAGCTACATTTTTAGGGTCGATAGCCATAATAGTTACCTTTATCTAATTATTCAGCGCTAGCTGCTGCGTTAGTTACCTTATTAGATCCCATAGGATTAACACTAGTTGCTAATGCTTCTTTAGTTTTAGTGTTACCCATATTAGGCATCTGACCTAAAGCTCTCTTCTTAATTAGCTCTTCTTGCTGTTCTTTATATTCTTCTACCGCTTTACGCTTAACCTCTTCCATAGGGTCAGCTTCTTTATGAGTTAATAACTCACCGATCTTAATAACACCTTTCAAGCAACCCTTAGCTTCTGTATTTAAGTACTCAATTATTTCTTCATCACAAGTAATAAACTTAAAGTTAGTGAAAACAATCTTAGTCCCCTTTTCTGTAATTAGCTTCATAGCTATACGAGAACAAGAATAATGCTGGAATTTCTGATCTTCTACTTTAGGGGAAGCATCTTCTGTTTCTTCTTTCTTAACTGGGCTGTTTACACTCATGTGGGTTACCTGCAAGGTGGGTTAGTTTAGTTTATCAAATCTTAGTACCAAAGAAACCCCACTAGCTAAAAGCTAATAGGGTTCTTAGATAGAGGATCACCTCCTTAAGCTTGGCTTCTAACCAAATATTGCCTAACCAACAGCTGCAGCAGTAAGGTTGCGGATAACAACATTAGCTGGAGTGTTTTTAATAACAGTAGTACACTCAGTGGTAAGAGTACCGCCAACTGCATCAATACCGTTATCCGCTGCTTGTAAACCTTTAGTATTAAACTCCATATTCTGAGTTTTACGTCCAGCTAAGTAAGCTAAGCGGAAGGTAGGAAGATCCACACCAACTGCCATTTTAGACCAAGTAGCGTTGGTATTAAACAGAGGGTGCTCAATCAATTGGAACTTACCACGAGAGGTAGTTAGTGTTTGGAATTTTAAACCGAAGTTAGTTTGTCCATCCACCAAATGGTAAGTACCGTTGATACGACCGATGTTATTAATAACTACTTTGGCATCACCACCTAAGAACAAGACACGTTCATTAGCGCCTTTAGGGTCAGTAGTTTGATCAAAGACAGGATCTAAGAAACCTTCTAACTGGGTATAGTTAGTAGTAGCTCCGGCAGTAAAGCTGTTAGTAGAACCAAGGAAGCTAGGTGGGTAGAAGGAAGGAGTCTCTACCATATTAAGCAAACCATCCATGGTACGGAAAGGTTGACCATTACGAGTACCTTCTGACTTCTGACCGAAGAAGAGAGCTTTCTCGATATCAGCAGCATGGAAGGAAGCAGCATCCTGACGACTCTCAGCATCAGTTGCACTACCGGCTATTACTGAAGTTGCTTGCGCGGAACCAGAGATCGCCCAAGTGTTACGGAAGATCTGAGTGAAGTTAGTAACACGTACTGGGATGATGTTATTCGCACTAGGACGATCTGAGCTTTCTTCATAGGCGTTACCTACTTGGTAAAGATCGTCATCATCTAAGATAGCGGCGGCGGCAACTGTACCTACGGAGCGATTAACCTGTATGTTAGTAGTACTGAGGATAGCATTGATGATAACATTCTCACCAGTACGCTCGACACGCATAATCATGCCAGGAAGCAAGTTAACAGTTGTATCTAAGATAAAGTTAGTGTCAGTAGCAAGGAAACCTGCAGCTAAGTTGATCTTACCTTCTGGAAAAATCATAGTCTTACTAAAGAAACCGTGCTCAACAGCTAAGGCGGTCTCTTCTGCTAACATAGAAGTAAGCCCGAATAAGGGAGCCATACCGTTTGGCATCAAGCGAGTGATCATAGATGCGAACGACTTCTTCGCTAGATCCTGCGTGAAATTGCCAGAGTTAAAAATACCTATAGTCATGATAATATCCTTAAAAGATTAATTAGTTTCTTGCTACGGCTTATAACTTAGTATAGGTCGTGAGCAGTGTTAGAAGTTTTAACTAACGTAAACATGCGAGTTGACTGAGGTGGAACAGATAAAGTGTTGTTAGCGCCAATAGCTGTCATACCTGCACCTATAGCAATGACTACATCAAACGCACCGACTTGGGCATTAGTTACCATAAAGGTATAAGCATCACCTACATCCATTTCAGGCCACTCAGCCTCTACAGCTACCGAAGTAGGTAACGTATAAGTTACATCACTCGTTAAAGTAGTACCTTGCTGGATAAGTCCGCCTGATATGTTTGACATAGTCAGTGTTTCATCAGTCTCAGCAGCACGGTTATCAACTACTAAGTTACATAGTAAACCATCACCAGCGCGCATAGGATGAGGTAATCTACCTTCACCATGTACAGTAGGTCTTAGAAATCCCATAATAATCTCCTAGGAATAAGTATAAGTTATATTAATTATAACTAGGACATAAATGAATCCCAGTCAGTACTATTTTCACCAGAGTTATCATTAACAGTTTCCTGAGGAGCAAAGGCTTTACCCATCTCTTTAATGTAATTCTGAGCCATGTCTGTGATTTGTGCAGGGGTAGCATTGGGGAATTGAGATAACAACTGTGACCTAGCTGCTTCCATAACTGGTTTAACTGCGGGGTTGGAATATAAGGGGTCGGTGTCATTCATGTGACTAGCAGCAGCTTGCGCTCTTACCATGTCAGGGATTGCTAAAGCTTGCTTAGCTAAAGCATCATCAATAGCTTTAGTAGTTAGCTTGTTGTTAACAAGAGTGGATTGAACCATTACTTGCTGAGCTACATTATTCATTGCATTAGTGAAAGCTGTCTGTGCTTCATCTCCACCAGCAGAGATCTGAGTCATTGTATCTGGAGCTAAGCTATTAGCAAAGTCTATGTTAGCCATAGCTTTCTGTACATCTACTGGATTTAAGCCAGTAGCTGGGGGAGTTGCTGTATCTGGACTCTTAGTAGGAGTATCCCATAAACCTTTAAAGTCAGCAAGCGGGGTATCAGGCGTAGCTGCAGGAGCCGTCTCTACAGGAGGAGTACCAACAGGAGGTGTCGCACTAGGATCTACGTTAGGCGGTATATTACCCTGAGTAGCTGGAACTGCAGTAGGAGGGGTCGCAGGAGGAGTATCTGGTGCTGGCGTAGGAGCTGCTTGTAATGCTTCTTGAGGAGCAGGAGCTGGATTATTAGGTGTAAAGATATCAAATAAATTCATGTGGGTTCTCTCTTAGATTTTAGGTTAGAGCTTTAGGTAGGGTGGGTTATTGGTCTGGTGGGTTTAGTTTGTCTGCTTCTGCTACTTTAGAGCACTCAATCCTATAAATGAGAGAGGCCATTTGACCTCTCATGTGGTGTAACTCTCTATTAAATTTAGCTGGACACTCAGCATCAAAGTCTATTACTAATATCTGATGGGCCATCAAAGAGATATCATTCTGTATAACTTGCTTTTGAGAGATAGTTAAGATGCTGCCCTCTTGTTCTTCTTCGGGTGTTAGCTCATAAGTTGTGTAGTTATTATCTACTATGTTGGCCATATTATCGTACTCCGGGTGTGTTGCTAGTATTAGCTGCTGGGGATTCAGGTGCAGGGGTGTTACCTGCGGGGTTATATCCGAACTGCTGAGGTAATGGCTGGGGAGGTATAGTGGCAGCTACATCTAATCCCTTATCTATAACTTGAGTGGCTAGTGCTTGCCATGCGTTTAAAGCTTGCTCATAAGCTATTTGTTCAGGAGACTTTTCGAATTCTCTTAGATCTGCACCTTGTGTTTTCATCATATAAGAGAACATAGGGGCTATGTTATACCCCTGACCTATTTGAGGGGAAGACCCTATTACTTGCAAAGCTACTGACCAGCTCTCTCCATTAATTAGTTTACTGCTGGGAACTAAGCCGTCTGATACTTTAAATTCTAATACAGCTTTTCTTAATCTTACAGGGTCTATCTCAACAGCTACGTTCTTATCCCTGTTGTATATAGTAGTTCCTCCTTGGAACTGTAAGATATTAATCTTAAGTATCTGCTTAAGTGGCACAAATACCTGATGTTCTATAAGAATAGAAGCTAACTGATCTCTACCATTAGCATTCTCCATAACATCTTCGAACTCAGCTAGTGTTCTATTACCTTTTACAAACTGACCTTGCTGTGCCTGATTCTGCCCTGCTAATGAGTTAGCTAAGCCAATGATAGTTGAAATCTGCTGCATAGAAGAAGATTGTTGATCTTCGTTATAAGGAAAAGCAAATACAGACTCCTTTATATCTTTACCGTAGGCAGCTGGGCGAACTGGAATCTTAGCTGAAGGGTTAGGAGAGTTAATGTGAGCACTTGTGATACGGGATGGGTCATACAGAACTCTATCAGATATTGCACGTCTACGGCTAGCTATAATAGATCCCATCATAGTAGTAGCTAATGCTTGGAAAGGTTCAGCATCATCAGCTAACGACTTAGTTTGGTAGCTTAAACCATCTTCACGTGGTTGACCTATTAAGATAGGTAACCATGCATGAGCATTAGTTTGACGTTCTGCATATATAATAACCTGATGGTTCACTACATATAGTTTAAATATCTGAGGAGTATTGCTATTAGGTACTTTAAGACTAAACTCTGAAGGTAGCACTTTAGCGTATAGAGTAGTTACTTCGTAGCCGTCTTTATAGGCTATCTTTCTATCTACATCTGACAGTCCTGCCCAGCGATCCCAATTAGTTCCTGTACTACGGCTAGTTTCTTCCGAAACCCTAGGATTAATATCAGGAATGTAATAATTAAGTTGACCTGCACTCTTAGCTCCAAGCATACCAGATGTATTAGATTCAAAAGCAGGTACAATATTAGCTACGATTTTATTAGGTAATCTAGCTACAAAAGACTTAAGCTCTATACGAGACATAAACTCTGTATAACCTGCGAACTCTCCTTTCTTATATACTTCTGTAGGAGGTACCCTAGCATCCACAAATGTATTATAAGGATCTAAGCGGCGAACTCTATTACCATTCCAGATAACTTCCTTAGGTATACCTTGTTCCATATCCCTTTCTAGGTTAGTCTCTACAGCAGCTGTTACCTGTTGTCCCCAGTCTACTTCTATAGGAGCGAAGTTATATTTAAAACCATCCCGGAAAAATAACATAAGCTCTCTAGCCCAGCCACCTTGCATAGATTGATTCTCTATTACAGTCTCCATCTGTAAGGCCTCATCCATGAATACAGGTGAAGCTACTACCCCGAATAGAGGCTGCCCAGTTAAGAATACAGAAGTCTGATGGATAACAGCAGATTCCACCTGAGGCATTACTATTGGTACTGTCATATTCCTAAATCTAGTAGGGTCCCCACGCTCATTAGCTGCAGTAGCTTGCAGATGAGCCTCAGATCTATCTACCTCTCTTTGATAGGCACGATCTAATTTCTCTAATCTAGCTCTCATCTCTTCACGAATACTATTCTTATTATCTTGTGCACTATGATAGAAAGCTATAAAAGCTTCCTGAGATTTCTTAGAGAGAGGTACTACAGTGGAGGCTGCCATAAGGTATTCCTTAAATCTTAGGTTCTAAGCTGGAGGTGTGTATCTTATGCAGGACGCTTAGGCTGGTATTCAATATGTATATGATCTGTCTCTAAGATAATTTCTATCCAGTCTAAGGGGATTTTTTCTCTTAGACAGAAGCGTTTAGCAAGCTCCACTAAGTACTCCTTTTGGCTATGAGGCTTAGGTACTTTACCGTGGCTATGAGTAATCATATCCCAAGTTCTTATATCTGCAGCTTGTGCAGGAGTAGCATAATGTAAGCTAGTATACCCGTGAACCTTAGTAAGTTCACTACCAGAAGTTATTACTAACTCTACACCCCATTTTCTATATAACTCATCAACTTCAAACAAGAAGCTAGTGAGCATAGAATGGAAATGCACAGCTACTTTAGATGATTTCCTTTTCACTTTAACGCCTCCCTTATAGATGCTACCATAATATCGTCTAGTTTGTTATCAGATTCTTTAGCTAAGTGAGCTAATACATCTATCACTACTTTACTAGCAATTTTTTTAAGTAACTTGCCGGTAAGGAATTTAATAATCATTTTGCTAATCATTGAAGTCATAATTATTACCTGTATCTGTTAGAATGCTGAATTAAAGTCAGGTACTTCTAATGCATCAAACTCCTGGCTCTCTATTATGTTACCTGCTATTACAAACTCCCCATACTCCTGTACTACTCTAGGAGCATAAGTCATAAGATCTAAGATACCATCTGTATTATTTGTCTTAAGTGGATTAAACTGTGTAATCTGTAAGTGTAAGCTTAATCTAGCGTCCCCTAAAGCAAAGAGCTCTCCCTTAGCATAGGCGCGAAAGTATTCTAAGATACGAGTATTTTTAGCTCTGCTACCTGAATAGATAGGTACAGCTTCTATACCTCGTATACCTAGCTGCTGACATATAAACTCAAACCAGTATAGAAGAGAGTATTGGTAAGCGTTAGCTTCAACGGCTATTAATCTGCAATTATTAGAAAGGCAAAAAGTAAGGGCTTTCCTAATAGTCTCACCTGGGGAGAATCTACCTTCTTCCAGTTCCATTAGGTGAGGTTGAGCGTCCCCATGGATTTCAAAGTAACCTACAGATACTGCATCAGAACCTAACTTGTCAGTTGCAGGGTCTATTATTACAAAGCTCCCTGCTGCTATATCTCCCTCTGTATAAGGCACTTCAGGGAGCTTGGATAAATCTATTAGATTATTAACACTTACATTCTCGTCATTAAGAACTTCTGCATAAAAGATCTCAGGGTGACCCATAGATAAATCATTCTCAAACTCAGCTGTCAGTTGCTTAATAGGCTGTAACTCTTCCCAGAGAGAAGTACCATCAGCTAGTATACCTCCTACTATGAATTTAATCCAAGTAGGGTTATTTTTAAGTTTACGGAGTAGGGAATGCTTAGTAGGGTACATGTTAGCTACAAATAAAAACATACAGCCGGTAGGTGCTTTACACTTCATCAGTGTACCTATCATCCACTTTTCTAACTTCTCAGATTCTAGTTCTGAATCAGCACACTCCCTAGATTGTATATCATCCATTAATATAACATCTGGGCGTTGGTTCTTAACATTAAGACCGCGAACCTTAGTACCTGAGCCGGCTGCAGCTAATATAATGTTCCTGCCTCTAAAGCCGAACTTTTTCATAGCTTGTGTGTCTTTCTCTACTCCTACCTTCCAGTCACCAAAAAGAGCTACTATATTTGGCTCTTCTAGCATATCCATAACATCTGATAGAATGTTCTCAGCTAAACCTGCCGTAGCTGCTACTATGACTATAAACTTGCGGTTAGTGAAAAGGATACAGTAAACTAAGAACAGTTTCATTAGTGTTGACTTAGCAAAGCCGCGAGGTAAACCTAAGGCTAACTGAGGGAAAGATCTCTCCTTATTAACTTCCCCTCTTAGCCAACTCCACACATTCTTAAGTACGGGAGGAAAGCAAAAGGTAAATACAAGAGGCATTACTAATGCAGCAAAGAAATCTAAATCCCACTTAGCTAACTCCTGTGCCTCCTGTGAGTTAGCTCCTAACTGGGCTATGTTCTCTTTAGGTTCTAGCTTAGATTGCTGAGGTTCACCTAAAGCTGATAGTAACTCTTCATTGCTAGTATTGTTATCTACCACGAGCTAAAGCTCCTCAGATTCTGCAGCTAGCTTACTTACATCTATAAGCTCAGGGGTATAGCTAACAGTGGTAATACCTGTAAGTACTCTCTTAGCTTTATTAATATCAGAAGTTGCGTATACTACAGTAAGTCTAGGCTTAGTAGATATCTTACCTTGCATCTGCTTTACTAATAGAAGTAGTTTTGGGTCTGCACACATACATTACTCCTCTAGTTTATTTTTATGTTCTTTGTTTTCTTGGTACTCTATAACAGCCCTCTCACCTACAGTATCTGCTAAAGCATCTTCTACCTGCTTAAGTAAGTTACCTGAAGCCATAGTTATTAGTTCTTGCTCTCCAGCTTTAGTAACTTGATTATCTCCATTAACTGAGAACTTATCAGCTATTACTTGAGGTAAGATTAAGTTAACTACATTTTGTGTATTAGTAACTTGCTGAGGGCCTGATTGGCCACGACGCTTAGCGCCGTTTACTACTGTAATAGCTTTTAAGATAGATTCAGGCCTAACTAGTAAAGGTAAAGATCTTTCCAGCTTAGTTATTAGTTTATCCTCCAAGCTATCATACTGACCATCTCTTTCATTGTGTTTCTGTAAGTTAGTATATCTAAGCTCAGCTACTCTTTTAGAGAAAACCTCTTCAGCTAGTAGCTGGGATATTCTCGAAGGAGTTACACCTAAAGCTCCTGCTACCTGCTCAGCTGAGATTCCGCTACCTAATAAGCTAAGTGCGCGCTCTTCTGTGCTAGTAGTCTGTCCTGTATTATAGTGTGAGCTAGGAGCAGGAGCAGGAATAGGAATAGAATCTTCAATTTCCTTTTCTGCAGAAATTTCTCCCCCTAAAGAATCTAATAAAGGGTCAGATATAGCTTTATCTGGTATAGTTTCGGGAGGTAGCAGTTCATCCTCTATGGAATCTAGCATAGAGCTTAAAGCATCTGGTAAAGTTTTTTCGTACATATAGCTATTATAGTATATATAGGTGTTAGCTGCAAAGTAAGGTATCAGGATATATAGTAACTAGTTACTATCAGGTTTTAATCTTAGGTAAGGAAGCTGTAAAAAAGTTTAGTAATAATTTGTAAGAGCTTTAGGATAGGACACAGCTCAGAAACTAAAAAGGCCTTGCACCCCTCCCTTAAAATGTTAGAGAGCCTAGCTATTATGTTAGATAACAGAACATACATACCTACAGATAGGGATAGATACACAGATACATACAGATACAGGGACATACATGCTTAGGTAAATAGGTAAAATAAGATACAGGGTAGTATAAGCTGTGAAAATAGGCTAATTAGATACATATAGGGGGAGG